AAGTCCCGTAACTCGCTCGACGTGATCTCGAAGGGCAACATGAAGGTGCGCAACGCGCTTCTTCGGCAGGACGCCGCCCGCTGCCTGACCCTGTTCGGGTCCAAGGTTCCGAACGTCAACAGCGTCGGCGCCTGGTCGGCCCCGAAGGTCTGGAAGACCGACCTGCTGCGCGCTAAGGCAGCGATCAAGGCCCTGCAGTTGGGCTACGCCGCCGACACGGTCATAATCTCCCCGAACACCGAGACCGAACTGCTGCTGCTCGACGAACTGCAGAACTGGGCGCCCCGCGAAGACCCGAACCGTAACCCGCTGTACGCCCCCAGCATTTCGGGCCTGCTCGGGTTCAACTGGATCGTCAACGAGTTCGCCGACGACGACGAAGCGATCCTGCTGCAGACGAAGGTCACTGGCGCGAACATGGTCGAAAAGCCGTTCGGTGTTGAGGTCGTCCGCGAAGGCACCCTGAAGCGCGACGTCGTGATCGCCGATAAGTGGTCGGTCCCGATCATCGACGAACCGGGCAGCGCCCTGGTCATCAAGGGAATCGGCGCCTAGTGGCAGCGCCGAAGCCGGTCGCCGCCGCTAAGGCCGAGACCGAGACGACCCCCGTCGAGCCGGGCACCGAGACCGTCACGACCCCCGTCGAGCAGGACGTCGCGCAGGCCGACCCGCGTAACGCGGCCCTCGCGAACCTGCTCGGCGGCGGCACGGCCGAGCCGGTCATCACCGCCGACGCCGAGATCCCGGTCGACGAGTCGAACGTTCAGGACTTCGGCGGGCGATCCCGCGCCGTCGTGCTGTTCAGCCGGTACAACCAGTTCGTCGACGGCAAGTTCAAAACCGCGAAGAAGGGCGACGTCATCGACACCGACGCCGACAGCCTGAAGCGCGGCATCCGAATCAAGGCACTCCGCAAGCTGGAAGGCTAACAAGTAATGGCTGTCCAAATGACAGCCGATACGAACTGGGGCGTCACGGTCGAAGAAGTTTCGGCCCTGGCGCCCCACGTTTCTATCGGCCCCGGCCCTGCCGCCCCCGTCGACCTGGTCTTCGGGAAGAAGGCCGACCGGATCATCACGACCGACGAAGTCGAGAGTTTCATCNGGGAAGTCGCCGGGCGNGTCTCGCTGCGCCTGACAGCCCTCAGCAGGATCNNCGACGGTATTCGTGCCGGGGCGATCGCGCAGGCCGCACACGACGCAGCAGTGAACGGCGCAGCGTCCTACCTGGTCGCCGCCGCGCACCCGGCCGGCGCGGTCAACAACGACGGCGGCTACGCGGCGCTGCTCTGGTCCCGGTATGAATCGGCGCTCGACCTGACCGGGGCGACGCTCGACGGCTGGATTCTGGAACTGCCCGCAGTGGTCCCGGCCCCGACGGGCAAGGTCTCGGCCTTTTTCCCGGCCCCGCTGTTCCCTGACGGGGGGCGTTCCTAGTGGCCCCGGTCCTGTCGATCGACGGGGCCGGCGCCGCGCCGGTCTCGCTGATGCTGCGCCGCTGGGAACACAACCTAGGCGACACGACGCAGGCCTTCGAAGCTATGGCCGAATATCAGGTCGGCACGGTCAATAAGCGCCAGTTCGACGAACGGGGCAGCGCCGAGACGGGCAAATGGTCGCCGCTGTCCCCGCCGTATGCCCGGTTCAAAGCCCGCGTTCGCCCGGGCCGGCCGCTGCTGGTCTTCGACGGCGACCTGCGCCGCGAAATGACCGTGCCCGGTAAGGGCGTCTACGAGATCGGCAACGGGTCCATGACCGTCGGCACCGACCTTCCCTACGCGAAATATCATCAGAAGGGCACCCCGAACATGCCAGCACGCCCGATTATGGGACCGGCGCGACGATCCGATACCCGCGAATTTTCCCGCATCCTCGAACGCTGGATCATCGAATCTAGGGTCGCCTGATGCTCGGCGCTGAAGGTGTCACGCGCGGAATGTTCATGCACGCCGTCGACCAACTGCCCGGGCGCATGGCGATCCTGCGGGAACGGTACGGCGCGCCGGCCGCAGAACTGCCCGACTTCGCCAGCTTCTTCCCCGACGAGATCAGCAGCCTGTCGATCGAGAAGTTCCCGGCGATCGCGTTCGTCACCCCGGGCACGACCGGCGAACTCGGCAACCGGCAGACCGACGTCGACGCGATGTTCGAAGAATATTCCTACCGGTACAAAGTGCAGGTCTACGTCTGGACGATCGGCGACACCGACACGGCGACGTCGCTCGCGGTCAAGCGGTACGCCCTGGCCGTCCGCGAAGCGTACCTTGCCGACAAGATCCTGCCGGTCGGGCCGGATAACTCGGCCGAGATCGACCCGCGCAGCATCGTCGAATCGTATTCGGCACTGGATCAGAACAGCGACAGCCAGTACATCGCCGCCGCGTTCGTGCAGTTCGACGTCGTCACCCATGAACGGCTCGACGCGGTCAACCCGTTCGAAGGGCCGGCCGAGATCCTGGTCGCCGACCCGACGGCGACGACAACGGAACACCCCTATTTTGCCGAGTAGCACCCGAACACGGCCCCCGTCCCACACGGCCAGTATGGGGCGGGCGATGGTGAACCCATGAGCGGCAAAACACGACTTCATAACCCGGGCCAGTTCGAACAGGTCATCGACGACGCCGGGCACGTCCTGGCGGGCGGCGAGTCCCGCACCGTCGCCACGATCGACGGCTTCACTGAGCAGTTGATCGAGCGGGGCGTCATCCTGGCCGCTGCCCCCGAACCGTCCCTGATCCGCGGGCGCAACAAACCACAGCCGACTAACGCAGACGGCGAGACGAAAGGTAACGCATCATGACGTCAATCGGCGTGCAAGTAACTACGAAGCTCGGGTCGGGGCCGTCGAACGCCGGGACGCAGTCGGGGCGGCTTCACGTCGCCGGGCTGACCGCGTTCGGCCCTGTCGGCCGCTCGACCGTTGTCGACTCGATCGCGAAGTTCATCGCGGTCTATGGTGAGCGCACCGCGTTCAGTTCGAACCTGTTCGACACCGCCCGCCTGTACTTCGAAGAAGGCGGCAACGAACTCGTCGTCTCCCGCGTGGCCGGCCCCGCCGCCACGAAGGGCGCGATCACCCTGAAGGACTCGGCCGACGTCAGCACGGTCAAGATCGAAGCGGCCGACCCCGGCGCGCACGCGACCGAGTTCACGGCCGAAGTCGTGTCGAACGGCAGTACATTCGACCTGACCCTGCGCCGCAACGGTGTCACGCTGGCGTCCTACCTGGCGATCGAGTCCCCGGCCGACCTCGTGCAGAAGGCCGCGACGAACCCCTACGTCACCATCACGTCGCTCGGGTCGGCGACCGCCGCGCCCGGCGATAACCCGGCGACCCTGGCCGCGACCGCGTTCAGCGCCGGCACCGACGACCGGGCCAGCGTGACGACCGCTGACGTCATCGCCGCACTCGACGCCGGGGCCGGCGCCGAAGGCGGGGCCGTCGCCGCGCCGGGCTACTCGGTCAGCCAGATCGGTTCGCTGCTGCTCGACCACGCCGCCCGCACCGGGAAGATCGCGCTGCTCGCGCTGCCCGCCACGGCGACCACCGAAGAAGCCGTAACCGCTGCGGCGTCCCTGGCCGCTGACCCGAACGGCGCTTACGGCGGGATCTTCTACCCGCATCTGATCATTCCCGACGGCGGCGCGACCCGCACGATCAGCCCCGAAGGCTACGTCGCCGCTGTCCGCGCCCGCGCGCACCGCGACGCCGGCTTCTGGCAGGTACCGGCAGGCGACCGCGCCCGCACCCGTTGGGTACTGGGAACCTCGACGCAGGTCGACGACACCGTGAACGGCACCCTCGCGGACGCCTACGTGAACGGCATCGTCACGACCGGCGCGAAGGTCCGGCTGTACGGCTGGCAGTCCCTCGCAGCCGACCGGGAAAACCTGGGCATGCTGTCCGCCCGCGACGTCCTGAACAACCTGACGCTCGCCGTGAAGACCGTCCTCGAACCGTTCGTATTCGCCACGAACGACGGCAAGGGTCAGCTGCGGTCTTCGATCGAGTCGGCCGTCGTCGGCGTGCTGGACCCGGTCGCGAAGCGTGACGGGTTCTACGAACTCCGCGACTCCGAGCAGCAGACCATCGACCCCGGCTACAAAGTCAGCGTCGACACGGCCCTGAACCCGATCAGCGCGCAGGCCGAAAACAAGGTCGTCGTCGCGATCAGCGTGCGCCTGTCCCCGGTCGCGCAGCTTATTCAGGTCGAAATCATCAAAGTACCGCTCGCCGGTACGGTCTAAGGGAAGGGTAAGTAGCCATGGCTAACGTAACCACGCAGGCGAAAGCCACGAAGCGGCAGTATCTCGTCAACATTCAGGGCATCCCCGGCACCTGGCGGGCCTTCACTGGCGGCGGCGGTACCGCATCCGTCACTAAGGACTACAACGGCGGCAGCGACCGCGCCGACCTGCTCGCCGGCCCGGCCGAATGGGACGACATTGAAGTGACCCGCACGGTCGCGCCGTCCCGCGATGACGCCTGGGTCGAGCAGTTGAACAAGCTGATCGGCCGGGGCGAGTTCACCGTCACGAAGCAGTCGACGGATGCGAACTGGAACCGCGTCGGGAAGCCGCGCACCTACCCGGCCTGCCTGCTGACCGGCGTGCAGGAATCCGAAACCGACGCCGCGAGCAGCGACGCGGCCGAGATCAAGCTGACCTTCGCGACCAGCGGCCCGGCCTGATCCATCTAATCTCCCCGGGGTCTGTTGGGCGCAGGTAGCCCCGGGGCGCTTGAAAGTGTGGGGCGGTCTGCCTCTCGTTCGGCCTGCTCAGTGCCAACACGTAGACCGTCCCACACGCACGCCCGGGGTCGGGCGACTATCGGTTCATAGGGCCGTCGACCCGCGGCGGCTACTGGGCACTGAACAAAGGAACACCATGACAACCTCTTACGGCATCGAAGCCCCCGACCACAACGACGGCGACAGCCTCGACATTGTCCCGGCGAACGCCGCCGAAATCGGCTACGAGATCCCCGCCGACAACGACGCGACGGCCGGCAACTCGCTGCTCGACGGTCTGCTCGGCCTGGCGAAGACCGAAATCTCGAACGTAGTGTCGTTCCCGGTCACGTCCCGCCCGGGCGGCTTCATCTTGGAGTTCGACGCCGTGATCGGCGAACCTGCGATGAAGCGTTTCCGTAACGCCTCGCTCGGCGCGAAGAAGAACCGCAAGCCCGAAGATGCCGACATGAGCATCGGTAACGCTATGGCGATGCTCGAAACGAACACCGCGATCTATCAGGTCGTCGACGGCGTCCGCAAGCAGATCACCGACAGCGAAGGCGAACCGCTGCTGCTGAACTCGACCGAGTTCGTCAACGCTTTCGGCCCACGCCAGCTTGTGCACGTCGCCGTGCGTAAGTTCCTGGGCGACGCCGAGACGAACACCATCGGCGGCGCGGTCCTGAAGGCGGCGGGCTGGGGCGAAGACCTCGAACCGCTGGACCCTACCGAAGCCTAACCGAATGGCTCGCCGATCAGCCTCAGTTCAAGGAACAGGCGCGGGTCGCCGAGCGTATCGGCGTCGACCCGGTCACGGTCGTTACCGATCGTGACTGGCGGCACCGGGCCGTCAGGACGGCCGCGGCGCTGGTCCTCTGGGACGACGACGACAAG